GACGACAAGTTCGCCTTCATGGGCCGGCTGATGAACGAGCTGATGGAGGTCAAGCACCACATCATCTGCACCGACGCCGACGAGCCCGGCCAGCGCCTCGCCAAGGAATTGGTCAGACGTCTCGGTGCAGCCAAGTGCTTCTGGGTCACGTTCCCGGATGACCAGGTCGTTCCCGACAAGAAGAACAAGGGCGAGTTCAGATCGTGCAAGGATCTGAACGAGGTCAAGAAGTATCTCGGCGCCGAGCGCGTCCAGGAGATGCTCGACAACGTGAAGCCGTGGCCGGTCAAGGGCCTGTTCCGTCTCTCCGACTATCCGGAGCTGGACATCCCGACCATGTGCGAAATCGGCCTGTCCGAGGAGTTGGACACGCTGATGAAGTTCTACGGCGGCCAGTTCGTCGTCTGCACCGGCACGCCCAACGTCGGCAAGTCGACCCTGATCAACCAGGTCGCGGTGCTGCTGGCGAAGAAGCACAAATGGCCGATCGCCATCTTCTCGGGTGAGAAGGACGTCAAGCCGTTCCTGGCACACGAGTTGATGACCGCGTTCCTCGACAAGGAGCGCAAGGCATGGTCGTTCGAGGAGAAGAAGAAAGCGGAGGCCTTCGTCGAGCGCTACTTCCAGTTCATCGACTACGACGACAGCAAGGACTTCGAGATCGACGTGAAGTTCCTGATCGACACGGCAGCCGCCGCGGTGTTCCGCGATGGCGTCAAGTGCCTAATCATCGATCCGTGGAACGAGCTTGAGCACAACCGGCCCGGGGCGATGTCGCTGACCGAGTATGTCGGGAAGGCGATCAAGCAGCTGAAGAGGTTCGCCAAGCAGTTCGGTGTCTGCGTCATCGTGGTGGCCCACCCCACCAAGCTGGACCCGGGAGCAATCCCCGGCCTGTACAGCATCTCGGACTCCGCTCACTGGGCGAACAAGCCGGACCTCGGCATCATCGTCCACGCGGACGACGCTGAGGATCCGAACTCGCGCAAGATCATGATCCCGAAGGTGCGTCTCAAGCGTATCGCCGGCAACACCGGTTCGGCGATCATGTCGTTCAACGAGACCACCGGACTGTTCGTGAAGCCACTTTTTTGAAATAACGCTTGCTTGAATGCAAACGAACTGCTAATGCAAACCACAGAAGGAGAGACCAATGGCATCAAGTTTGAACAAGGTTGAGCTGATCGGCCGCCTCGGCAAGGACCCCGAGGTGAAGAACCTCTCGAACGGTTCTTCCGTCGCCAACTTCAGCGTCGCCACCAGCGAGAGCTGGAAGGACAAGCGCTCCGGCGAAAAGCAGGAGAAGACCGAGTGGCACAACATCGTCGTCTGGAACGAGAAGACGATCGAGTTCGTCGAGAAGTACCTGAAGAAGGGTGACCTCGTCCGCCTCGAAGGCAAGATCCAGACCCGCAAATGGGAAGATCAGGACGGCAAGGATCGCTACTCGACCGAGATCGTCATCCCCGCCTTCGCCCCGATCGATGCGCTGATGAAGCTGTCGTTCGACAACGACAACAAGAGCGGCGGCGACCGTGATGATCGTGGCGGAAGCTCCCGCAGCAGCGGCAACAGCCGTGACCGCGACGATCGCGGCGGCAAGGATGACCGCGGTAGCCGCGGTTCCTCGTCGAGCCGTGGCAACTCCCGCGACGACGACCGTGGCGGCGATGACCGTGGCAGCAGCCGTGGTGGCAGCCGTGGCAATGACCGTGACAACGACCGTGGCCGTGACGACCGTGGCGGCAGCCGCGGTGGCAACACCGCCTCCTCGGGTCGCAACAAGGACATGGACGACGACATTCCGTTTTGATGAACGGCTGTCGACCCTGGACCGGATGCGGTTCGGACTGATCTGAGCTTCCCCGTTGAGCGGGGAATATCGAGGGGCGCCCTGTTTTGGTTGTGCGTGCCAGGGCGCCCCTTTTTCACATCCAATGATTTGCACGATTGCAAACGGAGTACGAATGAAAGCCTTCAACCCGGAAGACATCAGCGCGGACGCCCTGGCCAAGGCTGGCTGGTCCCCGGAGCTGCTCAGCTTCCTGACCCTGCTCGGTGCCTTCGGCGAGAAGCCTGAGCTGTGCGACTGCCCGCCCGGCTTGTGCCTCGGTGAAGGCTCGGGCTTCCCCGACTTCCTGACCGCGCAGTTCGATCCCGGCCTCGCCCGCGACAGCGGCGACGAGACCGACCCCGCCGACGATGACGAGGACGACGAGGACGAGCTGGAAGTCGTGTTCGAGCCGGACTTCGACTTCGATCCGATCGAGATGTCCCAGGATGACAAGATCGAGGCTGTCGCTCAGCTCGGTCGCATCATCGAGGGCCTGACGACGGTCGTCGAGATCCACGCAGCTCTGCTGACGGAGCTGGTGGCGCAATGACGAGAACCGTCCTGGAAATCGGTCCGGGCGCGTTGGCTGAATACTACGACTGGATGAAGGGAGCCGCCGATGGCGACGTCCTCGTCTACTGGCAGGGCGACCTCCAGTACGACCGTCAGGTGGTGGTCTCGGCCGATGACGTCCTCCGCTCAACCGAGCGCGCTCGCATCAGCGCTCTCCACTTCGTTGCCGATCGAGCCTTCAAGGACTCGAAGCAGGGCCTGCTTCATCTGACGCAGCTCCGCATCGGCGCGAACCTCTTCGAATACCGCGCAACCCGCCGCCGGGTCTCCGGCAGCAAAACCACGGGCTCGGATATCAGGAATGACAACTTCGTCCCTGCTTGAGGATCGCACGAACACGCTCGGCTGGCTCGCCCATGGTGGCGAGCTGGCTGTGGCGCTGAAGGGTGATCAAGCGCGTCATTCCGACGTGATCTGGCAACTTCTCGTCGAGGCCGTCGAGGTCATCGACAAGACGCCGGACACTGAGCGGCGATGGCTTACGTCCGGTCAGAGATCTGGCGGCTGGAACATGGTCGGCATGTCGCGTGCCGAGATGGTCGAGATCGAGAAGATCAGGCTGCTCTGCGCCATGAAGCCATTCGACGGCAAGGCAAAGACCTCGCCGCAGCGGAACGACGTTGATCGCGCTCTCGGCGTCCTCGCCTGGATGCGCTTCCTCAACTCTGCCCGCATCCCGGAGCGCCTGAGCAAGGCGGCAATCGCCCTCGCTCGCGGCGGCGACTCCGAGCTGGTCCACAAGATCTACCGGCCGACCAGCCCCCGCACGCGGGATCGGCAGGTCTCCTACGACATTCGCACCAGGACGATCGGTTTCATCCTGACCGGCCTGAAGAAAACCCCCGGCATCGTTCCGGCGGACGGTATCGCTTTCAAGGAATTTTACGCATGAGACAGACCTGGACCAACGTGAGGCGCATCGACGATGCTGCTCAGAACGTTGCGAAGTTCGTGTTCAGCAGCGCCACCGCAGTCGCGGAGTCGGTGCTCTACAAGTACCCCGACTATGCCACGCGCACCGTGATCTGCTGCTCGACGCAATCGGGCTGCCCGGTCGGCTGCCGCTTCTGCGGTGCCGGCGACAACTTCGTCAGATCGCTATCCACCGAGGAGATCGTCGACCAGGTCGGCCACTCCATCGAGCAGACCGGCATCCGCGCTTCGGAGATGAAGCGTCTCCAGATCATGTTCATGTCCATGGGTGAGCCGCTCCTGAACCTGAAGGGCCTGATCCCGGCGCTCCGCCAGCTCTACAAGAGCTATCCCAACGCCGCGTTGCTGATCTCGACCTCGGCGCCCAGCATCAACTACGAGATGGTGCGGGAAATCTCGATGGAGATCCCGACGATCGGCCTGCAGTTCTCCGTCCACGAGTCGACGGACGCTGCCCGTGACGCCCTGGTTCCGTTCAAGGCAAAGCTGACGCTCGCTCAGATCGCCCGCGAAGGCAAGATCTGGAACGAGGTCACCGGCCGCCACCCGTTCTTCAACTACTGCGCCCACGACGGCAACTCCTCGGCAGAGGACGCTGATCGGCTGTTGGCGCTGTTCGATCCGCAAATCTGGAACGCCACCGTCAGCGTGGTCTGCGAGCGCTCCGAAGGCCTGCCGGCCACCAACGACCACCAGCGCGGGCTGGCGAGCGACTTCAGCATCAAGCTGGTCGAGCGCGGCTTCGACGTCCGTGTGTTCGATCCCGCCGGCCAGGACACCATCGGCGGCGGCTGCGGCCAGCTCTGGTTCGTCCAGAACTGGATGAAGGAACACCCCGAATTGGCCAAGCCGAGCATCGGCCGCGGCCTTCCCCTCGTTCACACCCCAGGAGCTATCGATGCTGCGTGATCTGCCGATCCCCCAGAGACTGGATATCGACCATATCGTCGAGCATTCCTTCAAGGACCTCCACACCAAGGGCTTCCACTATCTCTGCCTCCAGCGTTCGGAGACGGAGACGGTCAAGCTGTACTTCTTCGACGGCGACGTGAACTCCATGCCCGAGGTCATCGCGCCGCACGATCATCGCTACGACTTCGAGACCTACGTCGCGGCCGGCGCGGTCGAGAACGTCTGGTTCCGCCGGACCATGAACGACGAACTGGGCAAGATCTTCAACTGGTTCGAATACCGCACCCCGATGAACGGCGGCAACGGCTTCACCTTCGCTGGTGAGGAGATGCTGTACGAGGCTCACCGCAGCCGGTTCATCAACGGCGAGTCCTACTACATGCAGGCCGATGACCTGCACACCATCCGCATCGCCGGCAACGACACGGTGCTGATGCTGGTCCAGTTCGAGGACATCTATCCGATCGAGAAGCCGACCTCGACCTTCTTCAAGGATCAGCCGGCGTCGCTGGACGGTCTCTACTCGAAGTTCAACGCGGACGAAGTCATCGCGATGCTGCGCCGCTTTGAAGTGCGGACCGGCATCGAGCTCGAAAAGACCGCGGCTCGTGGCGCAGCGTAGCCATGAAGGGGCGCAAGCTCACCTGAACCTGCACGCGGCCTTCCATGTGCAGTTCTCAACGCTGGAGCGGTTCAAGTCCACGGTCTTGGCCGCCTCCTCGCCTCACGAGATCGAAATGGCGAGGTCGGCTTACCACGCCGCTTCCGAGGCCATTCTCGATCGAACGATCGAACAGCTCGACGTTCAGATGCTCGAAGACGGGATCGACCCGGTCACAAGGAAGCCGATACGACGATGAGGGAAATCATTCTCGACACAGAGACCACGGGGCTCGACCGGAAGACCGATCGAATCTGCGAGATCGGCTGTGTCGAGATGGTCGACATGGTGCCGACCGACCGGGTCTACCACCAATACTGCAACCCGACCGTCGCCGTTCACAAGGAGGCCTACAAGGTCCACGGCCTCAGCGACGTCTTTCTTCGCACGAAGCCGACCTTCAAGCGGATCCACAACCGGTTCTTGAGCTTTATCGAGGGCGCCAGGCTGGTGATCCACAATGCGTCCTTCGACATGGGGATGATCAATGAAGAGCTGGACAGGCTCGACATTGCCCCGCTTGAGAACGAGGTGGTCGACACTCTGGAGCTGGCGAAGAAGATCCATCCTCGCCGCCGGCACACCCTTGATGCGCTCTGCTCGGTCTACGGCATCGACGCATCGAGAAGAACGACGCACGGCGCTCTCCTCGACTCCGAGCTTCTGGCTCAGGTCTACGTGGAGATGTGCGGCGGCCGACAATTCGGAATGCAGATGGACCTCCTCAAGGAAGAGGAGCAGTTCGCAACGCCAAAGACTCTGCAGCGGCCCACGCCGCTGTCGAAGCGCCTGACCAACGAGGAAATCACCGCCCATAGGGCTTTCGTCGAGACGCTCGGCGATAAGGCCATCTGGCGCGAGTACGTCTAACCATTTGTTTGAATGCAAGGATTTGCACCATGAGGAAGCGAACTGGCCACATCGGCATGAGCGAAGAGGCTCGCGCCGCCCGTATGAAGTCGATCGGCGGATCCGACGCCAAGATCATCATGTCCGGCGACCAGGACGCGATCGAGCGCCTGTGGCTGGAGAAGCGCGGCGAAGCTGTTCCGGAGAACCTCGACGAGGTGATCCTGATCAACCTTGGCAACCTGACCGAGCCTCTGAACGCCGACTTGTTCGAGGACGAGATGGATATGCACGTCACCGACGAGCAGAAGAAGGTCCACTACTACGCCTGGGAGCTGGCTCACACGACGCTCGACGGCTTGGTGCGCCGGACGCCGGAGTCGGACCCGATCGCCATCGTCGAGTTCAAGTTCATGTTCCCCTTCGGCTTCAACAAGCAGGAGGCGTACGAGAAGTATTACCCGCAGGTCCAGCACAACATGATGGTGACGGATCTGCCGAAGGGATACCTGTCGATCCTGACCGGCGCCGCTCAGCACGTCATTCTCGATGTCGAGGCTGACCTGTTCTACCAGCTCGCCCTGCTCGAAGCCGAGAAGGACTTCTGGGACTGCGTCGTCACCGGCCGCACGCCGGGCGCGCCGAAGATCGAGATCCCGATCGCCGAGCGCATCAAGATCCACGACATGACCACCAACAACGAGTGGTGCGATCTGGCCTTCACGCTGCTCAGCACGAAGCCGTCTGTCGAGAGGCACGAGAAGGCGAAGAAGGCGATCAAGAAGCTCTTCCCGGCCGACGCTAAGTCGGCAGCCGGCAAGGGCGTTGCGATCAACCTGTCGAAGGACGGCAAGCAGCTGTTCAAGTTCGACGAGGAGGCCATCAAGGAGGCCGTGGCTGACGCCGCGAACCTGCCGCCGCCGGTTGAGGAAGAGAAGCCTGCGCCGAAACCCCGGGCCTCCCGCAAGAAGCCGGAAGCCGCCAACACCAACGAGAAACCCGCCGCTGAAGAAGCGGCATAACGGAGGCCACGATGGCACGTCAGAACAACAACGGGAACAATCGCGCCCGGCTCGACAAGATCTACGACGTCTTCGACAAGCACAAGGTCGACATCGACAAGGATGCCATCTGGGAAGTCCAGGGCACTCCGGTCGTCAAGCACAAGGACGTCGAGCGCCTCGGTGCTGCGATGGGCATCCGCTACGACAAGCCGCAGATCATCCGCGCTGAGGCGGACGAGGCTGTGATCATCGTGTTCGGCAGCGTCGGTGACAAGATGGAGTGGTCCATCGGCGAGGCCAAGATCACCCAGCTGATCGACACCGGCAGGAAGAACAACTGGAACAAGCCGATCAAGGAGCCGAAGGATGGCTGCTTCGGCAACTACATCGTCAGCGGTTCCCAGGCTGCCTATCCGTACGCCATGGCCGAGAAGCGGGCGAAGGATCGCGTCATCCTCAAGCTGGCCGATCTGCACGGCGACGCCTACTCGTCCGAGGAAGCTGACGACTTCAAGAGCCCGGCGCGTGGCGATAGTCGTGATGACCGTGGCGACCGTGACGACCGTGACGACCGTGACGACCGTCGTGATGATCGTCAGGACAACCGCCGCGATGATCGCCGCGATCAGGCCAGCAACGACAACCGCAGCGATGGCGGCGAGCAGCGTGGCGGCAATCGCATCGAGGACCAGATCATCAAGGCCGAGACCGACCTGCGGAACTGCAAGGAGATCAAGCAGGTCACGGACTTCATGAACAGCAAGGACGTGAAGGCCTTGATGGCTGAGATGTCGAAGGACGAGGTCTCGGATCTGCGTGCCTTCGCTACCCAGCGCCTGAAGGATCTCGGCTGGTCCAAGCCGGCGAAGGAAGCCGCGAATGGCTAATCCGAAGCACGACGACAAGGCGGTGCAGCTGGCCAAGAAGCTGTACCGCAACTGGCTGAAGGCCAACCAGAGCACCGTGCATCAAGGTGGCTGGTTGCCCTTCTACGAGCAGGCGGCGAGATTCCTCGGCAAGTGGCATGACCCGAGCTGAGGCTTACTGCCAGATGGCGCTGTTCGCAATCAAGACTGCGCGCAGCGCCAGCGCTCTTCGTGCCTGGTGGTCGGGCGAGACCGCCCACCGGAAGAAGTACGAGCTGTCCCAGGAGCAGATCGACGCGCTGGCCAACGCCTGCCGCGACCACATCCGGGATCTTGGTGAGATTGCCAAGGACGCACCGCCGCCGCCGGCCCCGCGCAAGCACAAGGCGCGGCAACTCCCGCTGATCTGAGGACGCAATGAGCAAGGCAAGTAACAAGTCCAAGAGCATGTGGATGCTCTTCAGAAAGACGTTCGTGGATGGCTTCAGCTCTCCTGTGCTGGTGCCGCACGCTCCCTACGACGTCGAAATGCTGGAGCGGTTTCCGGAGGGCGTTCCCCTCCGCATCCAGCTTGCACAGCCCCGCAGTGGTCCGAGGCACCGCCTGTACCGAGTGGCTCTGAGGATCGTCGTCGATAACACCGACAAGTTCTCTACCGAGGACGCGCTCCACAAATCGCTGCTGCTGGCCTGCAATGTCACCGAGCCGGTCGTGACCATGGCAGGCGAGTTCATCTACTTCCCCTCCTCCACGGCGTTCGATGCGATGCCGGAAGAGGAGTTCAAGGTCTACTTCGATACGGCGATGGAGATCATTGCCAGTGCCGTCATCCCCGGGCTCGATCTCGAAGAGCTGCTGAAAGAGGCTCGGGCCAAATCCAACTACAAAGACGCCGCCAACGACAACGACGAGCGTTCCGACCAAGAGGTTGCGTGATGGAAATCCTGAAGAAGCTTTCGAACCTGCTGCGAGGCGTCGGAAAGGACGAGAAGCCGCAGCAAGATCCGTGGTTCGGCAAGTATCTGGACGAGGACGGTGTCGTCGCCGATGTGCTCAAGCGTGTCAGCGCCGACCCGGTGGCCGTGCAGCGCTGGCTCGATCCGTGGAGCTGGCGCTTCCCGCCGCTCGGAGATCGGGTGATCCCGTTCGCCCCGAAGGTGGAGGTGCCGGAGCATGCCGGCTGCTTGCTGTTCTCCCCGATGTCGATCCGGAACTACTACGGCATGTGGCATGCGAACAACCCCTACACCGAGGCGGAGGACAATGAGCTGACGGACGGCATCATCACCGACCCGCGCCACCCGGACAACTTCTCCGGCCGCGTCATAGATCGTGTGAAGGCTGAACTGAGGGCGCGATTTCCGCAGCAGGAAGCCGCATGAACCCAGCCGATCTCGCCCAGCTGTGCGTCAATTCGCTGAACGCAGCCAAGAAGCTTGGCCTCCCCGCGAAGGAGGCCGGCACCGTCCTGACCTTGCCAAAGGGCTTCAAGCCACCACCGAAGTTTCCGCGGGGCAAGCTCCTCCAGGTCAAGGAGGACGGCACTCGCATCCGCTGGATGTCGGCATTCAACCTGCTGGCCTGGCTCGTGGCCAACAATCTTATCAAACTCGCTTCCGAAGGATCTGGATCTGATGACTATCGCATTGAAACTTGATGCCGGTGCCGTCTCTGCACTATTCGCCTCCGACGAAGCCAAGGTGGATCTCCAACAGGCTGTCATCGCCGAGATCTGCCGCCGCCTATTCGAGAAATACATCAGCAAGGACGTGCTGAAGCTCGTCGAGGCCGTGTTCGGCGGCGAGGCCAACTCCCTGGTCGACATGATCAAGGAGAACGAGACCTTCAAGAAGCGCTTCGAGCAGATGTTCGAAACTGCCCTGATCAACGTCAAGAAGGACGTTTGGCGCGGCGACTCCTACACCCTGAAGCCCGAGGCGAAGAAGAGGCTGGACGACGCCGTGGCTACCCAGGTCAACGCCCTGATGAAAGAATACGCCATCACGGGCGAGCAGATGGTCGCCGCGGCTGCGCAGGCTGCTTTCGACCGCGTCAGCGAGAAGGCGATGGCCAACATCGACGAGCGCATCAGCCGCAAGATCAACTCGATCACCAACGCGGAGATCGACCGCCGGGTCGAGGTTGCCCTGACGACGGCGTTGAAGGTGGCAAAAGCATGAACCCGAAGCTGTTACCCACCACCCCTCAAGGCAAGGTTGACCGCCTCGGCGAGGAAGCCGGCGAGGTCGTCGAGGTCATCGGCAGAGTCTTGCGCGCCAACGGAAAGATCGACCGGTTCGGGTTCCTGAGCGCCTATCCGGGCGGTGGCCCGAACAATGCGGCTCTGCTGCTGTCGGAGATGGCGGATTTGCGCCACGCCATCTCGACGATCGAGAACAGCATCACGGACATGGCAAGGATCAAGGTCGGGAACACCGAGTTGGTCTGGACCAACGATCTGGTGCCGGCCAAGGAGCTGCGCGAGCTGTACGAAGCAGAGGGAACGGACGAGGACTTCCTGGCTGCCAACAAGGTTATCGCCGTGTGCGATGGTCAGTGGCACCGCGAAGGCCTGGAATACCGGATGTATATTGATCCGGAGCGGGTCGATGGCTGAGGGAGGTCTCGACGACTGGGCGAGCTGGCGATGCGGGAAGAACCCGTTTGTCTTCTGCCCGCCCGAAGGTTGCCCGAGGAGCTACGGCTGTGCTCGTGAGCAAGGCTGGAAACCAGGCCAGCCGACACCTGATGGTTGCCTTGGGAGAGTGCCTCTCCCTCTGCCTGAGCCCTAAACATTTGCTTGACTGTTTGCTCAAATGCAAATACCAAAAGCACATGCAAACCGTCCTCGACCTTGCTCCCCCTCCAGGCTTCCGGAAGGCCATACCGGTCACCGTGAAGCTGGAGGTGGTGATCAGACAGCACAGTCTCTGCGCCAAATGCGGCGAGCGACTGGGCAAGCTCGACGACACCCAATTCGATCACGTCCCGGCGATCCAGCTTCGCTGCTGGGACGCTGACACCAAGGACACGACTCCGCGGTCGAACGACCCAGAGTTCATTTTTGCCAAGCACGCAGACTGTCACGCGAAGAAGACGTTCGGCTCCAGTGAGGAGCTGACCCGCGGTGACGTGCAAGAGATCGCCCACACCAAGCGGGTCGCCAGACAGACCGAAGAGTTCAGACGTCGAATGCTGGCGAAGGTGGACCCCGATGTGGAGGCTCCCGCGCCGCCTCGACGGAAAAAACAGTGGCCCAGTCGGCCGTTCGAGAAGCGGGGAAAAGATGGAAAGGCACGTTCGCGAGGTCAAAAAGGTAGCTGAGGAGCTGAAGGCGAGCGGAGAGATCGAGGCCTTCACATTCGGCCACGACCGGAAGCACCACCTCATTGAGTTTCGTGTCCGAGGCAAGTGGATGTCGGTGCCAGTCGCCCAATCCCCTCGGACTCCATATTCGAGCAACTACGCCCGACAACAGATCAGACGTCGCATCCGAGCCATGCCGTGACGTTTGTTTGAATGCAAAAAGGAGAAGACAATATGGAAGTCAGAACCACAGAGGACGGCCTCCTACGGGCGTTCGGAATGCTGGTGAACCAGCAGTCGTCGCGGCAGGTGAAGCAGAAGCGCTTCTACCGCGACATGGGCAACAACGTTCACGCCACGCGCCCGCTCTCTAAGCTGGAGTCGAAGCAGGTCAAGGATCTGCTCGACAAGCTGAAGGCCCTCAATCCGCGTGACGAGGCCAGCAAGGATCAAGCCCAGGCGATCCTGAAGCTGCTGAGCGTGCTGCCTGTGAAGTTCGTGCCCGTGAAGCACGAGCAGCGCATCGACAGCTCGAAGACCTATCCCTACGCCTCCAAGCGCCAGGGCTACTGAGATGCAGGTCCGCGGCACGCTGAAGAAGGCCCAACGAGTCTCCATTCCGGGCGGCGGCTTCTCGCTGCGAGGCACGATCTGGAGCGACATCAAGAGCCAGTATAGCGACGGCTGGTTCATCTACACCGCCAAGGTGGTCGAAGAGATCGAGCCGAACGTCTTCCGGACCGCGACCGGCAACATCTACCACATCAATGATTGGGCGCCGCCGTCAAAGGCCACGTCCGACTACGACCCGATCCCGGCCGACTGGCCGTATTGCGTTTTCCTCCCGAAAGACGAGTGACGAATGAGAATTGAGCGACGATACACGAAGGCCGGCGTCTCACCCTACGCCATGATCGGCTGGCGCAATGCCGTCAGCGAGATCAAGAACACGGATGGCTCTGTCGTCTTCCGTCTGGAGGGCATCGAGGTGCCCGAAGGATGGTCGCAGGTTGCGGTCGACGTCCTGGCGCAGAAGTATTTCCGCAAAGCCGGCGTGCCGCGTGAGCTGACGAAGGTCGCCGAGGACGGCGTTCCGGAGTGGCTTCAGCGCAGCGTCGCAATGCCCTACCCGACCGACTACGCCAAGGACTATCTGACCTCCGAGACCTCGGCGAAGCAGGTGTTCGACCGTCTCGCGGGCTGCTGGACCTATTGGGGCTGGAAGCACGGCTACTTCAAGCCCGGTTCCATGAGCCAGTACATCACCATCGCCGACCTCAATGAGGATGCGGAGTCGAACGCTCTCGCCTTCTTCGACGAGCTGCGCTTCATGCTCGCCACCCAGATGTTCGCTCCCAACTCTCCGCAGTGGTTCAACACCGGTCTGCATTGGGCGTACGGCATCGACGGACCGGCCCAGGGTCACTTCTACGTTGACGACCGCGACATCACCATGATGCCGCAGGTTCTGGCTTCGACCTCCGCCTATGAGCGCCCGCAGCCTCACGCCTGCTTCATCCAGTCGATCGGCGACAACCTGATCAAGGAAGGCGGCATCATGGACCTGTGGGTCCGCGAGGCTCGGCTGTTCAAGTACGGCTCCGGCACCGGCACCAATTTCTCGAGCCTGCGTGGCAAGGGTGAGAAGCTGTCGGGCGGCGGCACGTCGTCGGGAATGATGTCGTTCCTCAAGATCGGTGACCGGGCAGCCGGCGCGATCAAGTCGGGCGGGACGACGCGGCGCGCGGCCAAGATGGTCGTGGTCGATGTCGATCATCCGGACGTCCCGGAGTTCATCGGCTGGAAGGTCGAGGAGGAGAAGAAGGTTGCGGCTCTGGTGGCCGGTTCGAAGGCTGCCAAGAAGTATCTGAAGGAGGTCTACAACCAGTGCGTCGCCCGCGGCGATAAGGATCCCAAGACGAAGGAAGCGATCCGTCAGGCTCGCGCTGCCTTCCTGCCGGACACGTACATCAAGCGTGTCTTGCAGCTCGCTGAAGAAGGCGAAGGGTTCGACTTCCCCGAGTTCGATGTCGATTGGCAGTCGGCAGCCTACGAGACCGTGTCGGGTCAGAACTCGAACAACACGGTGTCGGTGACGGACGACTTCCTGCAGGCCGTTCAGCTCGGCATGGATTGGGAGTTGAAGTCTCGCAAAGACGGCAAGGTCATGAAGACCGTCAAGGCCCGAGCCCTCTGGGACCAGATCTGTCGTGCTGCCTGGGAGTCTGCTGACCCGGGTCTGCACTTCAACACGACCATGAACGACTGGCACACCTGCCCGGCCGGCGGTCGCATCCGCGCGTCCAACCCGTGCTCGGAGTACATGTTCCTGGACGACACGGCGTGCAACCTGGCCTCGGCCAACCTGATGAAGTTCACGACGCGGCACGGCAACGGTCCGCTCGTGTTCGACGACAGCAGCTTCATCCATGCCTGCCGTCTGATCGAAATCGTGCTCGACATCTCGATCACCATGGCTCAGTTCCCGTCGAAGGAGATCGCGCTGCTCTCCTATCAGTACCGCACCACGGGTCTCGGCTTTGCCAACCTGGGCGGCATGCTGATGCAGGCTGGCATCGCGTACGACTCCGACGAGGCTCGTGCTCTCGCCGGGGCAATCTCTGCGATCATGACCGGCGTGGCCTATCGCACGTCGGCTGAGATGGCTGAAGCTCTGGGTGCGTTCCCCAAATACGAGGAGAACGCCGCATCCATGATGCGGGTGATGCACAACCACCACGCCGCGGCGGAAAAGAGCGGATCGGTTCCCTATGCCGGTCTCTCCATCCGGCCGGAAGGTCTCGATTGGGAGCACGAGTATCAGGACGGCCTGGCGCAGACGGCCAGCGACATCTGGGACGAAGTCCTCCGCCTTGGCGGGGATCACGGCTTCCGCAACGCCCAGACGACGGTGATCGCCCCGACCGGGACGATCGGCCTGGTGATGGACTGCGACACGACGGGCATCGAGCCGGACTATGCACTGGTGAAGTTCAAGAAGCTGGCCGGCGGTGGCTACTTCAAGATCATCAACCAGTCGGTCACGGCGGCCCTGAATGTGCTTGGCTACACCGCGGCGGACATCGACGCTATCTCGACGTACGCCACGGGGCACGGCAGCTTGCCGGCGAAGTTCGAGCTGGCTGCGAAAGCTGCTGGCCTGACGATCACCGAGCAGGATGTTCGGTCCACCTTCGACATCCGCTTCCTCGCGGAATGGGACAAGTTGGGCTTCTCCGAGCCGGAGATCGAACAGGCCAACATCTACGCCTGCGGAACGATGACGTTGGAGGGCGCTCCGGGTCTGGACGTCGCCGACTATTCGGTCTTCGACTGCGCGACCCCGTGCGGCAAGAGCGGCACGCGATCGATCCACTGGAAGGGTCACATCAAGATGATGGCTGCGGTTCAGCCGTTCATCTCGGGTGCAATCTCCAAGACGATCAACATGCCGAACGATGCTACGGTGGAGGACATCAGCAAGGCCTACATGATGTCGTGGAAGCTGGGACTGAAGGCCAACGCGATCTATCGCGATGGTTCGAAGCTGTCCCAGCCGCTCAGCTCTGCTCTGGTCGATGAGGACGAAGTTGACGAGCCCTCGATCGTTGAGGTCAAGCAGGACGTCGTCAAGGTGGTCGAGAAGATCGTGCGGAAGCGCGAGCGGATGCCGGACAAGCGCGTTGGCTACACGCAGAAGTCCATCGTGGCAGGTCACAAGGTCTACCTCCGCACCGGGCAGTACCCGGATGGTCGGCTCGGTGAGATCTTCATCGACATGCATAAGGAGGGCGCCGCCTTCCGATCCATGATGAACGCCTACGCGATCGCCATCAGCATCGGCCTCCAGTACGGAGTTCCGGTCGAGGAGTATGTGGACGCCTTCACGTTCTTCAAGTTCGAGCCGGCTGGCTTTGTCCAGTCGCACGAGCGGGTCAAGAGCGCGTCGTCGATCATCGACTTCGTCTGGCGAGACCTCGGCATCAACTACGCCGGCCGCGATGATCTGGCTCACGTCACCCCCGACGAGAGCGAGAATACCTCGGTCGGGATGGCCATGCCGGTGGTCAACGTCAGCAATCAGATCACGGTCAACGTGGCTGATGCGTCGGACGCTGTCCTGGAGAAGATCGTCTCGCAGGTCAAAACGACGGTGTTGCCTGATAAGCGCGCGGTCGCGAAGATGTCCGGTTACACGGGCGACAGCTGCGGCAACTGCTCAAGCTTTCAGATGGTGCGGAACGGCACCTGCCTGAAGTGCGAGTCGTGCGGCGAGACCACGGGCTGCAGCTGAAACAATCATGGTGATGGGGTTCGCCCCGTCATCACCTATCAATCCAAAAAGGAGATAAAACCTATGTTTTCTTCGATGCCACGACAACTAGCTTCGTCGAGACGGGAGCGTGCGCCCTTGGATGTTCCGCTTTTCGAAATGAAAGAGGCCATCGAGAAGGGTCGTCGCGTGATCCATATGGGAACGATGACGATTAGCCCGTCCGTCGCAAATTATCTGCTCACGCTGAACCCCGAAAATCGACCGACGAAAAAGTACGTCATCAACGGCGTAATGGAAGCGATCGCCGAGGACAGGTTCGAGCTGAACGGCGAGACGATCATCATTGCTTCGGACGGATTCGTCAACGACGGCCAAAATCGGCTGATCGCAATCGAACGCAGCGGCAAGACGGTTCGCTCGGCTATGACGTTCGGTGTAGCGCGCGAGACCCGCATGACTGTCGACTCGATGCAGGCATCGCGAACCACCTCGGACTACCTGACAATGAGGGGCGTTGAGTCAGACCACCGGGACGTCGGCAACGTCGGCGCCTACCTCTGGTGCTATGAGCATCATGGCCATATCAATGCCAGGAGCCCGTCGCCGAGCGTCACCAACGAGTACTGCATCGAGAACCTGGAAGAAATCCAGCTGGCTTTGGCAGCCATCAACAAGCCGGCAGCAAGGGAGCTGCTGAATGTGCAGGCTATGGCGACCCTGTACATCCTCTTCAAGCGGAAGGCAGGTTTGGAAGAGGCTGACTATTTCATGGAGAAGCTCCTGTCGGGAGCGAACCTCGATGGCGACAGCCCGATCCACGTCCTGCGTGCGCGCTTGACCAGGGATAAGCGAACGAAATCTGCTGGACGAAAGCAGATCAACGAGATGATGGAGCTGTGCCTCAGGTCATGGAATCACTATCGCGAGGGTAACACGCTCGATCGCTTGCAGGTGTGCAAGGAGTGGCCGGAAATCTCCCGCTAGTGCGCTGAGAAGTCCCGATTAACCGGATCTACGGGTCCGGTCGACGACCCATGCACCACGACGTGCGTGAATGCAAACCGTGCAGGCCGGAAGCCTGCAAATCGAAAGGAAACCAACATGAGCTTCTTCAAGAAATTCCTCGACCAGGCCAACAAGTCCCTCGTCAGCTACACGGGCGACAAGGTGTTCCTCGCTGGTGTTGCTGCGGCGGCTGCCAACGTGACCGCGGCTGACGGCTCGATCGACGACTCCGAGGTCGATGCTGCCATCTCCGGCATGCAGGCCAACCCGATCGTGTCCGCCTCCTACAGCGGCTCGCAGATCGAGGAGGCTCTGAACGCCGCCCTCACCCGCGCCAAGTCCCGTGCCGGCCGCATGGAGAACAAGCGTGCAATCGAGGCGCTCCAGACCCGCGACATCGGCGTGCGCCAGGACGTGTTCCTGATCGCGGCTGACACCGCAGACCAGGGCGGCATCGGCCCCGAGGAGAAGGTCGTGCTCACCGAGATCGGCAAGCTGATCAACGTCGACGCCGACAAGCTGCTCGCCGCCTAAGCGAACGAGAACTACGGGCGGTCTTCGGGCCGCCCGACCCTCTTTCATTTTTTGGAGTCTACAATGTTTGACCATATCTTCTGGGTCGCGCTGCTTGGCATCGTGTGGATCGACCTTCTGCTCTCCGGCGACAATGCGGTCGTCATCGCCCTCGTCAGCCGGCAGCTCCCGGAGAACCAGCAGAAGTGGGGCATCGTCGGCGGCACCGCGGCGGCCATCGGCCTGCGCGTCGTCATGTCGTTCTTCGCCTCCTTCCTCCTGGGCGTGCCTGCCCTGAGCATCATCGGCGGACTCTTCCTGCTCTGGGTCGCGGCCAAGCTGGTCATGGGTGGCGACGACGAAGCCGGTCCCGCCAAGAAGGTGATCACCCTGGGCGCAGCGATCTGGACCATCGCGGTCGCGGACGCCAGCATGAGCCTCGACAACGTCATGGCCATCGCCGCCCTGTCGAATGGGTCAACCCTGTTGATGGCACTCGGCGTGCTCCTGTCGATCCCGCTCGTGATCGCCGGCAGTGCCATCATCTCGGCGGTCATCGGCCGATTCCCGATCTTGACCTGGGCCGGCGCGGCTCTGCTGGGCTGGGTTGCTGGCGGCATCATCGCTGCTGACCCGTGGGCAGCGCCCTACGCGAGCCACTACCTGGCCGCCGCTTCGGGAACGGCTCTGGTCCTGCTCATCGGCTTCGGCGTCCGCTTCTTCAAGAAGGAAGAGGTCGTTGCTGAGGCTGCCTGATGCAGACCAGCTGAGGTGGTTGGCGATCCTGTTCGTTTGGTGCATCTGCGCCTACGGGGTCGCCCGCTGCATTGCAGGTCACTGATGCACCTCTTCGTAGCCAAGAGGCACAAGCGCCTCTGGATCATCGACAAGGAAACGGATCAGGCGGTCTACACCCCGCCTGATTTCGTCTCCCTCCCGTCGAGAGTCCCCCTCCACACCCTGGCGTTCGACCTCATGAGGCTCGGCCGCCGCGACATCAGCCGTATCGCATCATTCGAATGGGAGTTCAGCAAGCGCAATGTTCTCCGAACTCGAAATTGTGGAACGGTGCCTGTTGCTGTTTTCAAAGCGCGGACGGTGGACGCAGAAGACCTGCGCACGGGATGGGCTTGGTAAGCCGGTCCCCGTATTCAGCCGTGAGGCTCGCACCTTCGACATTGAGGGCGCGATCCGCCGAGCAGCTGGCGAAGACGACCGAGGCGCGTATGCGCGCTTCGTCCCATTGATAAAAACCCAGCTGGGCAAGCATCCATTCGATTGGAACGACCAGACTGGACGTAATCAGCAAGAGGTGGTCCGGATGTTCCAGGACCTGGCTGACGAGTTCCGATTTAAGGAGGCATCATGACCGTAGTAGCGAACGACAACTTCAACCAAGCGGACGTCGAGGAGCTGCAGAGATCCATCAACTCCCTCGTCCGCATCACCCACAAGATGGCCGCCCATTGGTGGATCGACCCAGTGACCGGAGAAGATCTGCGCAAGAACCCTCTGATGGTTCCGGTCAAGTTGGCCCTCGTCATGCGCGAAGCTTCCGAGGCACTCGAAGCGCATCGCACGGACGCCATGGACGACAAGCTGCCCCAGTTTCCCGGCATTGCCGTTGAGCTGGTCGACGTTCTGTTCCGCGTCGGCGACTTGGCAGGCGCCATGGGATACGACCTGGGCGCGCCGGCCGTGGCGAAGGCTTTGGTCAACGCGACCCGGCCGGACCACAAGCTGGAGAACCGCGCAAAGGCGGGCGGAAAGAAGTACTGAGCGAGCGAACTTTTCGCTTGCTTTCTCGTGCGCTTGAATGCAAATACACCACTGCAAAAGGAGACTGACCTTGAACGCAACTGAAGCAGAGACGAAGGCCCTCGAACTGGTACTTGGCGAGATCGGCCTTCAGAACAAGATGTGGGGCCAGCAGAACGAGAGAGCCGACGTAACCAGGGGCCAGCTCTTCGCAGCCGGTTTCGCCCAGCTGGAAGCGACCTTTGATCACCGCTTCGATATGGAGTGGGCCTTCAAGGAAATCCCGGACTGCTATCCGAAGGACTGGAGCGGCTTCCGCAGCTACGGCGGCGACATCCCGAACATCGTCGTCGGCGTGGCGTTCCTGGTCCAGGAGATCAAGCGTCTGCTGATGAACGGCGAAGACCCGACCCGGCTCGCCCGCACCGCAGACCAGACCTACAACGCGGCAACGGGCCTGCCCAACGCCATCGAGGCTTAGCCATGTACGGTGTCTTTCTCGCCAACCACCTTCTCGATGCGTGCGGTCTCTATCTGATCGTCACCGCCGCCATCAAGATCACCATGCGGAAGCCCATCTCCCGCTGGTTTTTTTAGTCCCCTCGCGTTTGTTTGAATGCAACGCCTGCAAATGCAGGCAAGGAGAACTACATGAAGAAGCTCTTTCTGTTGATCGCCGCAGCAACCATCGGCCTCTCGGCGGCCACCTCGGCGCAGGCTGCGGACAAGTTCCGTCTCTGCACCGGTAATCAGAAGCTCAACTACTACGCTGCTGGTCAGCACCTGAAGCGTCACGCTCCGGCGGTCGAGGTCGTCGAGACCAAGGGTTCGCTGGACAACCTCGACAAGGTCACGGCTGGCGAGTGCGACGGCGCGTTCGTCCAGTCCGACGCGCTGCTCGTTTACTCCAGCCGCAACGCCAAGGCGATCTCGGCGCTCCAGCGTGCCGGCGTGCTCTACCAGGAGCAGGCGAACCTGATCTGCAACCGCAAGGCCTACACCTCCGCCCGCATGGTCGACCTGAACTCCAACTTCACGGTCGCCATCGGTCCCGAAGGTTCGGGCGCCAACACGACGTGGGCCGCTTTCGTTGCAGCCGACAAGGCGCGCTACGGCAAGGTTCGCACGTCCGACCTGGCTGGCACCCTCGCCCTGAGCGCCGTCAACGACGGTTCGGAAGTGCAGTGCGCCCTGATCGTCACGGCTTTGAATGCATCGTTCCTCAAGAACGAAGCGCCGAAGTACGCCGACAGCGTTGCCCTGGTCGCCACCGACGACCGCGACATGACGAAGAACGCCAAGGATAGCCGCGGTCAGCCCGTCTACACCTACGGCGAGATCCCGGCCAACACCTACAAGGGTATCCAGCCGACCGGCATGTTCGGTGGTTCGAAGTCGGTCGACACCATCCAGGTCGACGCCGTGTTCGTTGCCAACCGCGACTGGATCGCGGCTCACAGCAACGACTTCGAGAAGATCGTTGACGGCTTCGCCAACGCCAAGCCCGACATCGCGAAGCTCGTTCAGCCGAAGTAACGACCCCCGCGGGGAGGGCCGGCGAGCGCTAACTCTGCCGTCCCCGACGCGCCCCAGGTTTTCTGTCCCTGGGGCGCGTCACCTTTTTTCATTTGTCAATTTTCCAGATCACTCCGACTCCTTCACCCCGCGAACTACGCGAAGCAGCATAAGGCATCAAAATGTCAGACAAGCAGAACACCGACCAAGAGATGCTCTCGTTCGTTCGCGAAGCGAGGAAGTTCCTGAAGTTTGTAGCGGACCCGGAATGGGTTGGTTCAGCCGAGCTGACGGACGAAGGTCATGTCGATGAGATGAAGACCCATCTCGCCAAGACCCGCGAGAACACCTCGTTGCCAGAGAAGACCGTGATGCACTCGGTCCGGATCGCTGGAAGCGGCTTGGTGCTGGCGATGACCGGCAACACGCCGGACGCCGCCGAGCGCGCTCGCTTCCTGACGGGCATGATGCGGTCGCTACCGCGCGTGCTTGATGCGGTGGAGGATCTGCTCGTCGATGCCACGGTCGCGGAGGATCGCATCAAGGAGCTGATCACGTCCAACAACGAGAAGCTTTTTGAGAACCGGGCTCAGCGCGACGAGATCCGGCAGCTCAAGGCACAGGTTGATCTGCTCCTTAAGTCGATCCCGATCCCCCCGGAGGCCGTTTGAAACCATGGCCGAAGCAAAGCGCAATTTGAACGCGAATGCAACCTACTAGCTCTTGGATCTGAACATGCTCGCATACAAACAACTGCTCGCGAAAATCCTCAACGATGGCGTCCTCAAGGGCGACCGTACCGGCACCGGCACGATGTCGATCTTCGGCCACCAGATGCGCTTCGACCTGTCCGAGGGATTCCCCCTGCTAACGACGAAGAAGCTGCCGCTGAAGGCCATCATCCACGAGCTGCTGTGGTTCCTGCGGGGCGACACCAACATCAGGTACCTGCGCGACAACGGCGTCACGATCTGGGACGAGTGGGCGGACGAGTTCGGCAACCTCGGCCCCGTCTATGGCGCACAATGGCGCTCCTGGCCCGCTTATGACCGCGCGCCTGATCACATGCAGGATGCGCTCCAGGTCGCCTACGTCGGTCGCAGCATCGACCAGATCGCCAGCGTCGTCGACATGATCAAGAATAATCCGAACTCTCGGCGCCTGATCGTATCGGCATGGAATCCGTCTGAGGTCGATCAGATGGCGCTGCCGCCGTGCCACTGCCTGTTCCAGTTCTACGTCGCCAACGGCAAGCTGTCGTGCCAGCTCTATCAGCGCTCGGCCGACGTGTTCCTCGGCGTGCCCTTCAACATCGCGTCCTATGCGCTGCTCACCATGATGATTGCCCAGGTAACCGGACTCGAGCCCGGCGACTTCGTGCATTCGTTCGGCGACACGCACCTCTACCTCAACCATCTCGACCAGGCTCGACTTCAGCTGACGCGAGATCCGCGCCCCTTGCCAACCATGAAGCTCAACGCCGACGTGAAGGACATCTTCTCGTTCCGCTACGAGGACTTCGAGTTGGTCGATTACGACCCCCATCCCAGCATAAAGGCTCAGGTGTCCGTATGACGAAGATTGCCAGCGCCTTTTACTCGTCAGCGGTCAACCACAAGGAGATCGACGGGCTGTATCAGGCGACCTTTGGCATTCCGGGCGAACCGCCCATGTGGGTCAACGATACAGACGGCAAGCCCAAGAACTTCCGGTCTCAGGACGAAGCCGTGCTCGCTGGCTTCAAGGTCTTGGTTGCCAAACTCAACCGCGCTCGCCAGACGCAGGACTTCCAGGTCCGAGGCGAGCGCTTCGTTCCGAAGAACAGGATCAAGAGCTGGTCGGCGCCGCCCGAGCGAGGCCCCAGCGTCGACAGCGTATTTGGGAAAAAGCCATGAAGCATTACGTCAACTACACCCTCATGGGTAAGGACTATCAGGCCGGCCCCTACGACTCCGAGGCTGAGGCCGAGATGCACCACAAGGACATCCGGAGCTACACGGGCATCACCAACTGCTGGATCGGCAACGTCCGCGATAGCAAGCGCATCCTGATCGGAGAGGCGCAGTGAGCCTGACTGAGCAGATCGAGGCAGCCAAGGCGGAGGTAGCCCGGCTCGAACGGATCGCAGCGACGGCCACCTGCCGGGAGCTGGGCTGCGACATGAAGTCGTTCGGCGGGTGCTGTGCCAGCTGCGACGACAGGCAGGACACCTGCATCTGCTCGGTACCGGTCCACAAATGCACCCGCTGCGGTGACTGTGACTATGGCGAGAACGAGGAGGCCGAGCGGATCAGGGCCGACTGCAAACTGATCCGCGATCCGCTCTTCGAGGCGAGCGATGCCTGACCACGCGAACGACAACAAGATCCAGTCTGGAGGAATCCAGACTGAGATCGGCGTCATCTATCGAGACACGCCGATGCGGCTGGAGTTCGCTGCTCGCATCGCCTTCCCGGACGGATCGATTGGGCTGCGTGGACTTAGAAGAGAGGCGGCGAAGGGTCGTCTCAACATTGAAGTGATCGCAGGCAAGCAGTACACAACGCTCGCCGATATTGATGAAATGAGGAAGTTATGTCGCGTACCGGCCAAGGCCCGCACCTCGCCCGGAGGAAAGCTCGTTACAAGGCAGGCAAGCTCGACACCCGAGCCGTCTGGGTCATCCGAGATGGAGCCACCGAGGTCTCCACAGGAGTTGCTACGAGCCCGTCTCAGTCGCAGCCTCCAATCGAAGCGAAACAAGCGTTAAGCGACTACATCACGAAGCATCAGCACGAGGCGCACACCACCGACGACATCAAGGAGATTACCTGCGCGTCGGTGTTGCTGGTCTACCTCGACCACAAGATCGACCACGACAAGCCAGACGAAGAGAAGGACGCCGACGAGCGCGAGTTTGAGCAGCGCATCTCCCGGCTCGATGCGTACTT